GCATATCACCAGGTTTTAAATCTACTTTAATACCTTTGGCTTGACTTGCTACCGTTATTTTTTTGCCATCAGGAATACCCACATTCTCTGTAGGACTTAAATAAATAGGCCATTTATCTCCCCCCAGATTTAAGGTTGTAGATATTTCGCAACTAAATCTATCCTTGTGTCTTTTTAATACATCTCCTTTTTTATAAATTCTTGCATAAGAATAGGTTGGAGATAATTTTAATCCTGTGTGTTTTTCCATAGCGGGTTGAACCCAAGTTAATAAAGTTTCCATCGCTATGTCGGCATAATGAGAATAGGTTTCAGGAACTTGCTTATCGTTCCAAACACCCCATTCTTCAGTAAATTGAGAAATAAATCTTTCATCAAACAGTTTTCTAGCTACGCTTTTTTTTAATAAAAAATATTGAAATACAAACTTAGCTAATTGAGGACTAATCGCTTTTTTTAATACGGTATATTTATTTTTTTCAAAACTCATAATTTAAACCAAGAGGCTACTGTATATCTATCTTTATTTTTAATTTCAGATACTCCGTGATGATAATGTTTCCCATCAAAAAAAATTATTCTTCCCATTGCAGGTGCAAAAGCCGTACCATCTTCAAAAAAAGTATGACCACCCTCAAAATCATTGTTTAAATAAATAATACTACTTAAAACAGTTTTTGAAACAGTTGTGTCAAAATGTAAATTTTTTCCAGGATGGGAAGCACCCCATTTAACTATTTGAAACCAATCAATAACAGAATTATTTAACATCAAAGAAAGTTTATTAATTTTTTTAACAAGTTTTTTATGCGAAGATTGCCGTAAGGGCAATAGATAAGTTCCGCCATAACGTTTATGAGATTGTGAATTAGATGTGTAAAAATTTATTAACTCCTGACATTCATTTTTATTTAAAAAATTATCTTGCATAAGCACTTTTGTAAAACTCATATTAGTTTTACTCCTTCATTTAGGGTTAAGTCTCCTACCGTTTTATTAACCCATTCGGTTCTATCAAAATGAGTCGTTTGAGGAAGGTTTTTTTCGTACCATTTCGGCTCAGGAATTTTTTTTAAATTCCAAGCCCAATACGATCCATCTTTAAAGCGACATACATAGCCGGGAATTTTATCCCCACAATTCTTAACAAGAAAATCATATTTTATTTTTTCTATTAAAGAACCATTAAAGCGTTCGGGGGTATAGGCTTCTCTATTTTTTAATTCCATAACATAATGTTTATTATGCACATCAATAGGATTCATTGGATCACTTGTTTTATTAACGGGATCCGATGAAAATACGGAACCATTTAATTCGTGAATCATTTGATCTTGTGTTTTAGACCAACTCATTTCTTTTCTTCCTTTTTTTTCATTGAATTTTCTTTTGAAATACTGGACGGAACCGCCTGTATGTTCCAATGGATAAATCGACTGGATACTGATGAGGTGTATATCCAGGAATGATAACCATTGTTCCAGGTTTAATATTATAATGCACACTTTCGTTAGCAAATGTAATTTTACTGGGATCTTTTTGAGGAAGTCTTGTCATTGAGGCTCCTTGTCTAGGGTCGTGGAAAACAGGAACGGATGTTCGTTCAGAACATTTTAAAAAATAAAACCCTGAGACGTGTTGGTTCCAATGTTGATGAGTATTATGATGACCCCCACCTTTTTTACTAAATTCTTGTGCCCAACATTCTGTAAAGTGTAAGCTATAATTACTGATATCAAAACCACACCAATCTAAAAATTCATAACTTCTAGCTCCAATAAAATCCACAAAGTCTTTAGCTTTAGGATCACCATTAAAAGATTCGCTATGATTAGATACACCAAAATCATCTACTTTATGTTTAAATTTTTTATTTCTTTCTTTATTGGCTTTGTTCATAACTGTTTTTTGAGTTTTCTTTAAATACCCATCCGTTAATTTTAACATCATTTTTAAAAAGTGAGGTACTTCAGCAGTCCAAACGG